GACTTGGAAACAGACACCCCGAGTTCGCGAGAATGTCGCTGCGCCCGGGAATTGGAGCCGATGCAATGCATGAGCTCGCAAGCGTGGTCCTTACTTACGAAGAAGCTTTCCCTGAAGACGCTCCTAACGCACTATCGCATGGGCGTAGACAACTGCCCCTTGGACGGTACCTCACGCGTAAAGCACGCGTTCTTACTGGAAGACCTCCGGAGGCACCTGAATCAACCATCGCTAAAGTAGATGCCGAATTGCAAGACGTGCGCGAGGCTGCGCGCCAAGCTTCGCAGATACCGAATGTACGGGAGTATTCAACATCGGCGTTTCGTAAAGCGTATGAGGAAAAATACAAAGGCAAACACGCGCAAATAGAAGCCCGAGAGAAGATCTGGAAAACGAAGGGGATAATGTAAATGAAACGCTCTAAATTCTCGCTCTCTCACTATAAGCTATTCTCTTGCAATATGGGTGCTCTCGTCCCTTGTGGTCTAACTGAGGTCCTGCCTGGTGACACAGTTCAGCAAGCGACTTCTGCTCTGGTTCGAGCTTCTCCGTTGCTCGCTCCGGTTATGCATCCTGTCCACGTGCGCTTGCATCATTGGTTCATCCCTCACAGGCTCATCTGGGAAGATTGGGAGGACTTTATTACAGGCGGCCCAGACGGACTTAACGCATCGACATTTCCGACTATTACAATTGGTGGTGGCTCCGGTGCTGCTGTTTCAAGCTTGGCCGATTATCTTGGTGTGCCTACTGGTGTTAATAACATCGAAGTTTCTGCACTGCCTTTTAGGGGTTATTCGCTTATTTGGAATGAGTTCTACAGAGACCCCGACTTACAAACCGCACTTACAATCGACCTTACTTCCGGCGCAGATACCACGACAAACGTTGCACTTCAAAACTGCGCTTGGGAAAAGGATTACTTTACGTCCGCCCGCGCTTACGAACAAAAAGGCCCGTCAATAACAATTCCTATCGGTACAACCGCACCAGTGGAGACTACAGGTGTTCAACCGACTTTTACGGGCGCTGGAAAAACCAACGCCGGCCTACAGGGCGTCAACGCCCAGGTGTACATGGGGTCTGGTGGAGGTAATTGGACGTTAAGCGGTTCACTGGCCTTCGGTACAACTACAGGTCTTCAGGCTAACCTTAGCTCGGCATCTGCGGTCACTATCAACGCGCTAAGAGAGGCAATGGCACTTCAACGCTTTGAGGAAGCAAGAGGCAGATATGGCTCGCGTTATGTGGAATATCTTCGTTATCTTGGCGTCCAGTCTAGCGACGCTCGCTTACAGCGACCCGAATACCTTGGGGGGGGTAAACAAACTATTCAATTCTCTGAGGTCCTCGGAACTAACTTCGACTCCTCTGCCCCCGAAAACCTTGGTCAGCTCGGAGGTCACGGTATCACAAGCCTCCGCTCCAATCGTTACAGAAGATACTTCGAGGAGCATGGATACATCTACACGCTTATGTCAGTTCGTCCAAAAACCATCTACGCAAATGGGCTCTTTAGACATTGGAATAGACGCGTCAAAGAAGATTATTGGCAACGCGAACTCCAGCATATTGGACAGCAAGAAGTACTTAATAAGGAAGTTTACGCAGCTCACGCAAGCCCTAACGCCACCTTTGGTTACCAAGACCGTTACGACGAATATCGACGCTCTGAAAGCTCAATTTCCGGAGAATTCCGAAGCACAACCCTAGATCATTGGCATATGGCGCGTATCTTCGGTTCTACTCCGGCACTTAACTCTGACTTCGTGTCTTGCGTCCCCACAGAAAGGATTTTCGCTGTTGACAGCACTGATGTATTATGGGTCATGGCCAATCACTCTATTCAGGCCAGGCGCATGGTCGCTCCAGTCGGCACCAGCTTTATCTACTGAGGACAACATGGCACGCAGGAAAATAGTGGAATTCCTAGAGGAACGTCTCGCTGATGTGCGAGCACTCCCTCGTCAGAAAGACTACCTTACGGCCGATGGCCGCGAGAAACCTGACGCTACTCCGATGGCTCCGCCACTCGGTTACAAAAAGCAGCCTACACTTCATGAGCAAATTAGAAACATGATCGTCTCTGAACGGCTGCGACAAGAGGCGATGTCTCTGGACGCTGAAACTTTGGAGGAAGCTGATGACTTTGAAATTGGTGACTTCGACCCTACCTCGCCTTACGAATACAACTTTGATCCACCGACGCCGGTTCATCCAGGCACAATGGCTCCCGCTGAAAAGGCGGAATACGATGAATGGCGTGCTAATCAATTCGCTGAATGGAAAAACTTCAGGAAGGCCGTAAAGAAGGCCGCTGAAGACAACCTTTCCCCGCAGGGGGGGGAGGGTGGGGAAGACCCACAACCGCCCTCAGACCCCCCACTAGAGCCCAAGAAACCCCTACTTAAAAAACCGCTCTGGTAAGTGACTATTCCCCCCGGAGCCGGCCCTCACCCGCAGGGGCCGGCGAAGGGGGGCCTTCCCCCTGGTGGGGCTCCTTCACTACAGAGAGCGCAATAGCTCTCTAGCGCTTAGCGCTAGCCCGTAGGGCGTCACCCCAAATCCCCCAGATTGACAAGTACGTTAGTTCATACGTACTGTGCTAGGTGACAGAAACCGAGGGGGTTCACATGTCCAAACGATCACGAAGGCGACGCGATACCAATGACCTATCGCTAACTCAGTTGTTGCCTTCTCCCCCGCTGTTTCGCACTAGCTTCACTATCAATCCCTACTCAATTCTCCGGGAAATCGAGGATAACCGTTACTACTCCCCCGATCCCGTCCCGCTCCGCTCAGACGGTCAACCAGTTCATTATCGGGCTCGAGAACCACATGCGGATCCAGCCAGGCATTTACGCAAATTCTCTACTCAGACTAAGGCTGTTATTGGCGTTGTTAATAATCCGCTCAATCCCGCTATACTTTGTGTCCGCCGCCGCATTCGAAAGGAGGTACTACACGCATTTAAAAAAACAGGTAAAGGCGGCAATCGCAAACCGCGCTTCACAGAAAGGAGCAAAATAAAATGTTAGGCGCTATTCTCGGAGCTGGCGCTTCATTACTAGGCTCTTGGATGAATTCCAAAAGTCAGGACAAAAACATTCAACTTCAAAAGGACTTCGCTCAATCAGGCATACAGTGGAGGGTAGCGGACGCAAAAAAAGCAGGAGTTCACCCGTTATACGCTTTAGGCGCTAACACTACTTCATTCTCACCCGTATCAGTTGGTGGAGGTTTAGGAGATGGTATCTCGGCAGCAGGACAAAACATCGGCAGCGCTATCGACGCCGCAAATTCCCCTACAGCTAAGCTTGCCGCTGTCCAAGGGGCGCTCACCACGGAAAGGCTCGGCCTCGAGAACGATCTCCTCAGGTCGCAAATCGCCCGTCTCAACCAAAGCCCAGTCTCCGCGGGCATCCCATCGGCAGAACAAAGATGGCGCATAGACGGTCAAGGGCAAACGGCTCAACTCGACGTACCCGACGGCGTCGTACTTACAAAAAACAATCCCTTAAAAGTTACGCCGCCCGATCCAACAAGTCATTATACCGATCCAGCAGCCATAAGCGATCGGGGCTTCGCAAGAACAAAAGAGGGCTACGCAGTAATTCCTTCGTCAGACGTCAAGGAACGAATAGAGGACATGCCAATACAAGAGCTCCAGTGGGCTTTGCGAAATAATATAATACCCGATCCGCCCTACGAAGCTCCGTCAGGTAAGACTTGGCAATTCAACCCATTCACCGGTGTTTATAAACTGGTGGATACTGAGAGTATTCCCTATCACGACTAACCCGAAAGGAGGTGATACTAATGGCATTCCGTCGCAAGAGGCGGAGAGGTCGACGCTCGTTCAAACGCAGGCGGCGCGGGCGTGCTACCAGGCCGCTCAGAATTGGGTACCGAATGTAATGAGGTGTAAAAACCCGTACATACCAACAGGGAAGGGCAAAGCCTACCCGTGTGGGCAATGCCTTCCTTGTCGCATTAACCGCCGTAGAATATGGGCACATAGAATAATGCTGGAGGCAGGTCTTTACGGAGATAATGCCTTCATAACCTTAACATACGACGATGAGCACGATCCCACTAGCTTGGAGCCAAAACATGCCCAAACCTTCCTCAAAAGACTTCGGCATAATTATCCGAAGCCCATCCGATATTACCTCGTTGGTGAATACGGAGAGAGTACCGACAGACCGCACTATCACGCCGCCCTATTTAATTTCCCTGCCTGTCAGAATGGTAATTCACGTTACTCACGCACCTCAGGTCTCAGATGCTGCCAACCCTGTCACACGTTGCGAGCTCATGCATTGCATCGGCTCCAATTCCCGGGCGCAGCGACATTCTCGCGAACTCGGGGTGTCTGTTTCCAAGTCGTCTGTCATCTGTCCTCGTCATTTTTTTTGTAACGTAGC